TTTGCTCTGTTTTTACAGCCTTCAATCTTTTTCTGTAATTCTAATAATTCTTCCGTTTTCATTATTCTAATTTTTAATCACTAAATTTCTACTGCCTTATAAATAATATCTTGTATGCTCTTAGGTACATCATTAACAGCTATTGCTTTTCTGATATTTGCTTCAAAATCCATTTCCTCCCCCCATTCCGTATTCAATCTGGATATGAAGGCATCTATTCTTTCCTCTCGTTGTTCTTTTTCTGCAATGCGTTCTGGTACTTGGACAGCATCTGATTCTACAGGAAGGAACACTTGTTCAAGTGAATTATCCCCAGCACACCATAACCAGACACATGGTTTCCAATCCCTTTCATTGGAACCTTGACGAGTTAGTGAACCTGGGTTTAATAATAATCTACCGTGATATTCTTCCACGAATTGCATATGATTATGACCTGTTATAATTAAGTCAAATTCTTTGTGTTTTCGTAATAGCCCTGAGGCGGGAGTATCTGTACACCCTGGATATGGTGTTTTTCCCTGATACGTCATTATGTGTGCCATGTGGATTTTTCTACCTTTAATCTCAAACCATTGATTTTCATTAAAATCCACATTCCAATGCCTACCATCAATTACTGTCAAAACATCCGCCTTTTCCAAGACATACACACCACATCTATTCTTTAACTCAATATTATGTTGTGGTAAATCATGGTTTCCATATATTGTATAGAAATCTTTTGGTAGATGTTCAATTGTCTTTGCCAACAGATAAGGGGATGGTTTCCATTTATCAAATAAATCCCCTGCATGAATAACAGGACATTTATATCTGCGTTGTAATTGGGATACAAAATCCACTTTTTTCCATTGTGTAACCTCGAAATCATCTGCCCTACATATGGGGGTTGTATCTCGTAAGTGCCAATCACTTGTTATAATTAAATCTACTTCCATAATTATCTTAATTTAGAATGGCACAAAGGACATATATTAGGTAAATAATTCTTTAATTTAGCTTCATTCTTTCTCAAGATATCCTGTTCAAGATCCAATCCTTCTTTGCATGAGTTAATATCTTTCATAATGCTGCCTAATAGGCTAATTTTCTTTTCCTTTGCAAAAAAAGCGTTGTTTTTTTCCATTAAGGTACTGATTTCAGATAAGACTATATCTATACCTTGTAAATGAGATAATTCATTTTCAATTGAATTTAGGTCATACCATAATAAGGACAGTTTATTTCTTTGGATGCTTTTAAGCTCTAATGATTTCTGAAAATCTATCTGAGCCCTCAATAAATCTTCTGCGTCAAGAATTTTAACATTTTCCTGCACCCGCCCCTTAATGTTTACAATAACACCAATCAAATCTTGTAGTTTCAGAAATTGAGCATTTAGAACATCAAGTTTCTTTGCCTTTTGAATAAGAAAAGCAACTCCAATCTCTGATTTTAAGAAGGTCTGGATTTCCGTTAAACTAATATTCAATTCATTGAGTTCAGTTGTAAGTTCTTCAAGTGTTTCCTTATCTTCTATCTTGACACCTACAATATCCTTAATTTCTTCTAACGAAATCAAATCCTTTTCCGCTTGGTTTAAATACTTGAAACCTTTAAGCTCCTCCCTTAACTTGGTACGTTCATCAATCTTTAAATCAATACGTGAATTAACTGCATTCTGCATTGATTTGGTATTTCTTAACCCTAAATCAATCTTTTCCAGATTAGCCATTCTATTGAAGTGAGAGGCAGTACTTCCAGCCGTTTCTGAGATTAGAAAAGGTGGGTCTATTTGGTGCTGGAAGTTAATAGCCTCTTCGATGTTCAAGATTTCTTCAATTTCCTTTGGAACGTTATTTCCAAAGGCATCGAAAATCAACTCCTCCTCATTGTTTTTTCTTAATATATATCGGTTAATACTATTTGTGCGAATACGTTCTATCACATGTCCTTCATGCGTGGTAATAGAGACTTTAGTATCCCCACCCCAGAAACTACGTATAGCATCCCCTCGTGGATTACAGGTGGTTGCCCAACGTAAAGCCCTGATGATAGCGGATTTTCCACTATCAGAACTCCCCACAATCACATTCACCCCTTTGTCAAAGGAAATCTCCGTGTTTTCATGGGATTGAAAATTCTGTATTTTAAGATTTTGTACCATAATATTCTATTATACAAATAAAAATATTTTCATTTACTGATGTCTTAACATTTTCAGGATAGAAGAATAGGACATGGCATAATAATATACAGCTAAAGCATCACATACAGCCTCATCCACATATTTAAAGCCTGTTAATCTATATCGGAATAACCTTTTAATCGCCTGTATCACTTCTTCCTTTGTGGCAGAAGCCTTGCCTAAAAGATTTTGCTTGCACTCACGTTCTAAATACCATTCTAAAGGAATTTGTTTCACATCAGAAATTGTCTGCACAATACCCAACACAATACCTATCATTACTGCGGATACTGCGGATTGGCTTCCGTGGGGTTGTTCTGACACAATGAATTTAATATTATATCTATCTATCAAGTCTAACAATACATTGTTTATCTCCGTAATCCTTCGACAACGGTCATCCCCTTTACGGATATTCTGTTTCTTTGACGATGGGGATGTCTTAATTACCCCTGACGCTATAATATCCTGCTGACACATAACCACCCAACCAAATGCGGTTAGACTTGGGTCAAGTGCTAATATATAATTTTCATTCATCTTCTTTTCTTACTTCTTGAATCACTTTCGAATTTAGTCTCTATTTCCTCCCACAAATCAATGACTTGTTCCTGTAATTGTTTCTCCAGCTCCTGCTCCTCCACCATTAGGATACTCTTTTCCATACTCTTATCCAATTTAATATCATCTACGGTGTATATGGTTTGTTTCGTAAAATCTTTAATAAATTGAAGATTGGCACGAATGTCGTCTATCCCATAATCAAATATAATATAAATGGGTGCAGTACGATATGGTTTATCGATTGAGTTCTTATATACCTCTATTGTAGTCTTAATTCCAATAACTCGTTCCACCTCTTTTCCTTTTACAGTTATTCTTTTCTTTAGTTTCTCAGGGGTTCTTGCACGCAAACGAACCGAAGCATAGAAAGGAATTGCCTGCCCTCCTGGGGTTGTTGTCTTCTCTGCATAGAAACCCGCATCTGCATTCACTCTGATTTGGTTGCTTGCTACAAAAAGAATATTTTTCTGCTTAATAATTCGGCATGTTTTTCTTAACTGTTCAGAAAATTCCTTGGCTCGCCGCATTCCCATTTTATCCCCCTCTGCATTATCCATTTCAAGATTGGTGGAAAGTGCAGCCAAACTATCTGCAAATATGCCATTGATAACCTTTGTATCCTCTAATTCCCAAGCTCTCATTTCTTCAAAGGTTTCCGTTACAGTATCAGGCTGGGTGTAATGTATTTTGTCAAAATCTACATCAAAGATTGAGGCAAATGTTTTATCTAATCTTGCTTCTGGGTCGTGGAACATTACCCGTCCCCCTTGTCTTTGAACGCCTCCCGCAATTTCAGAAAGTAAGACAGTCTTTCCACTCCCAGAAGGACCAAAAATTTCTACAAAAATCCCACCTGAAAGACCCCCTCCCCTGATTGTAGTTCCACTGATTGCAAGGTCTAATAAGGTTGAACCTGTACTAATCATCACATCCGTATTTTTTTTCTTCTTCTTTGTCATAATTGTATTTTGTTTCATCTGTTCTGCTAAAGTCATGTAAAATACCCTTTATTTGTTATTTTTAGGGCGTTTTCGGCTTTAAATCTATCTAAACGCATAAAACACTACAAGATAGAAATAAAGCCTAAAAACAGCCTTAAAACACGTTTATTCTTCGCCCTCAAAGAAAGCATCGTAACAATCGTCCCAAACATCACATTTATCACAGTCTTTTGGAACTTTATCGTTATCTATACCAAAATGATGCCCGAATGGACATTTAGTAGTGGTTTCATTACTTTCTTCCTCGATTTCTGGTTCTTCCGTTACCTTTGCAGTTTTTCTTTCTCTGATTCTGTTGCCTCCCTTTGCACTTTCTACTTTCCTTGGTTTTTCTTCTTCCTGTTCTTCAACATCTTCTTCCTCTTCCTGTTCTTCTTCTACCTCAACTTCTTTAATCACAGATTTTCTTCTGCGTCTTGGAGGTGTCTTTTCCTCAATTTCCTCATTTTCATCTTCTTCAAAGTCTTCTTGTTCCTCCATCTCTTCATTTTCATCTTCTTCCACAACAACCGATTTTCTTCTTCTACGTGGTCTGGTTTCCTCTACTTCACAATCATCTTCTATCTCTACATCATCTGTATCTATCTGGAATAACATTGCGGATAATTCTGCATAGGATAGAATCACAAGACAATCATCCAACTTAGGTACATTATCTAATATAGATGGAGGTAATGGGTCCCTATCATCAAAATCAATTCTGCTTGGACGGTAGTACTTATTTCCCATGAAAGATTCCTCATCAAATCTGATATTCAGACGGTAACCATTTTCAAGGTCTGGAAATTCATATAATTCTTCATCTTCTTCTAACTCATTGTTAATTGCATCCTGAACAAAGAATTGGCTGGTGTTCCATATATGGATAGTTTCGTCCATTTCTTTGTCTTTTCTTGGAATTACAGCATACAGATTTCGACTTGACGTTTTCAATGTTTTTAATTCGTCCCTATCTGCTCCCTCCTTTGCTCTCTTGTTACGATATTCACAAATTGGGCAGGGAAGTCCCACAGTAGTAGGACACACGACTGTCTGTCCATCACCCGCCCCAATATCTCGATGAACCTTGAATGGGGATTTGTACCATAAAACACCAACTTCTATCCCTGCATCAGAACATATATCCGCATGTTTTTCATTAGTAATTGGGTAAGGGATTACATCTAATTGTATCCTACCTTTTCTCTCCTTGAAAAGCTCAACACCCTTAGGTAACTTCAAATAACCATAGGTTGAGGCTTCACTTCTTTGTTTCTCTGTATTTGCCGCCACTGCCTTTTTGTAGTTCGGCATTTTAAATGATTTTTTTGCCATTTTCTATTCTTTTTTTAAATTATTGATTTTTTCAACCTTGTTTCTGATAAAGTAATCATATGCGGTTAAAACACCCCACATGAACATATACGCAAGAAGAAATACGTACACTAACGAAAGCACTGCAATACTTAGACACTTCAATATTAACCACAACATATAATTACTTCCTTATTTCTTTAATATTTTTTCTGCAATTCTTTGATTGCTTCTTTTAGTTTTTTCCCTCTGTTCCCACTCTTTATCTATATCACGTGGAACACTTGGAGAGGCAAAGTAAGCCTGCCCATTTAACTTCACAAGATTTTCTAAGGAGGCTTTTTTCTGATTAATTGCCTCAACTGCAGCCATAGCAACTCGATACTCATAATTAGCTTCAATATACTTATTGTTTGCCTCCTTATACTGCTCCTGCATCTTGATTGTGTTAGATACAAGGGTCTCAGTAACTTTCTCAATTCCAAAATCATTTGGATTTTTTCTTATTTCTCTATCTAATTCTGCACACACCAAGTCTAAATCCTCCTTTGCCACATCTACTATGCGTTTCATTTCTGACGCATGTTCCGCATATTTAAAGGCTAAACTTGGTTGGTCTAACCATTCCAAATCTAAGGCATTCTGGTCAATGGTAATGTCCGCTAAATAATTAATTTCATTCTTCATTTCTTCTTATTTTTAAATTAAACATCTGTTTTGCAAATACTGTAACACTGAAATACAAGTCCTGGAAATCCTACATCATATAAAGGCTCGATAAAACATTCTAATATCAATGCAGCCTTATCATTCTCTCCATTCAATAATACACTTTGGGCATACCCTAATACAACCCTTCTAATACTTTCAGCGTCCTGATTTTTCAACCCCTTTAGAATGGAACTACATTTTTTCCATGAAGAAGTTGAAAGTAAACAACGACACAATTCTATTGCTTCATTGGTTTCTTCTGCCTGTTTTTTGGCTATACTCAATCTATTTTCAGGCTCTGCATGGATAACCTTTTCCAGAATATTAAGTGCCATTCTTGGGTGTCCGAGACTATCCATCACAATTTGGTCAATTACTTCTCTTGCAACGGTTTCATTCTCCTGTTGTAAAATATTCCTAAGCAATCGCATCATATCCCTATCATCTAATGGAGACATTCTGAATTGTACAGCTCTTGATTTTACTGTCTTTAATAATTTCTGCGGGTCTGTAGTGCAAAGAATAAAATACACATGAGAAGGTGTATCCTCTAAGATCTTTAACATTGCATTTTGAGCATCATTCGTCAACTTATGGCACTCATCAATTACATATACCTTAACAGCACCCTGTAAAGGTAGGTATCTGGCATTCTGAATGATTTCTCGCACACTATCAATTCCTCTGAAATCTGAGGCATTAATTTCACTATAATCACTATCAGAACATTGTAATTCTTTCGCCAATATTCTGGCTATTGTAGTCTTACCACAACCACTTTCACCATGAAATAGAAATGTATGTGTAGTTTATTCTT